GTATCGTTAAAATAAATGTTACCATACTCTCCGTTGGGCTTTGCTCCAACAAAATCATTGATATACATTTCGATAGCAGCGGCGTGAGCTTGCTTTATATCTTCACTAGAGTTTGGTATACCACCTATTTCTTTTTCAGTAGTAGATAACTTATTCCAAACTTTATCTGGTCTATTCATACTAAAACCCCTGTATCCTCTTCTTTTAAAATAGTACAAAAGCCTTGGTTTATTGTTCTCCGCAAGCAATGGCATACCATAAAATATGCAAGCCATTAAAACGTCTTCAAAAAATATTTCAGCGGTTTGGGGTCTAGCAATGTATTCTAAAAAGAAATGGTTTGGTGGAGCATCTTCCATGGAAAACTTAGTTAGTCCATGAAGAGATCCGTTGGATCCTCTACCGTCAACAGTACCACTAATATCATAGCTATCGCAGCCAAGGGCGCCCACGTGCTCGTTTCCAGGATATTTAACTCCATTTTTTATTACCACTCTATTTTGCATAGGCCCATTTGGAACCCAGCTAATTTTAAATCTACCATTTGGATCTGGATTAAACACAACTCTAGTATCTTTAACTCCTCCAGACCAAGCGAAAGAACCTACCGTGACAGCGGAAGAATCCATAACGCCTTCGTTGTAATCTATCTGTTCATATATCTTAGTAAGATTAAACAGACTATTTTTTGTTTCGTCTCTGAACGCGTGTTCAGTCGTTCTAGGAAACTGACGGTAAAATTCATTTAAACCATCTTGATCTTCTTTTAAACCATCAACTTCGTTCTGCCAATGATCAATAACACCAACATCTATCAGTTCTCCGTCTGGTCCACAAACATCTGACTCTGGAGTACTAAACACTGGCTGTCCAAACTCGTCAATAAAACCTTCAAAGTTCCACTCCATTGGGATAAACAGAGAATATAAACCAGACTTTGTTTGACCATTTTTATTTCTTTTAGTTACATCACTATTATTGTAAAGCTTTTTGAAGTTCTCACCACCCTTGTCTAAAGAGTTCGATGTCGACCCCATCATGCATTTACCTATTATTTTACTACCCAACCTTAAACAAGTTTTTGTTACTCGCCAGTTGTTTAGTATATTATCAGGTCTTTCCCACTTGCCACTTTCATCGTGAACCAGTAAAGCGAGCTTTTCACCATCATAACTATTATCACCTGTATTTTTCCAGTCGATCGTAGTGTCAAGACCTTTTATCTCTTCTAGCTTCTCGTTAGTGTCTATCTTTTTACGAGTAAACTTACTCGCTGGCACACGGTACGCTAGCTCAGACTTTGGTCTGTCCATACCATCTTGAATAGGTTTGAAAAAGAAAGGATAGTTTATTGATATAGGCACAACCTTATCGGTAAACATCTTCTTTGCATCGGCTCCACTCTTTGATAGTATTCCGTATCTACTATCACTTGATATTGTAGCGAGGTTAACCGTTTCTGCAGAACTCATAAATGAAAAACCAGAACGTCTGTTTTTTAAGTAGCACATACCATAGCATCTTGAATCTACTTTGCAAGCTTCCCAGAATATAAAGAATAATCTATTTGCCTCACGGAAGTCTGGTGCACCAACGTCAATTTTACTCCACTGTAAATACATGTAATGCGTTCCTGTTATATAAGTTGGCTTGCCATTATTGTTAAACCAAAATCCTTCTTCACGCCTATTAAACTCTTCATCTATATATTCGTGCCACTGTTCTTTTTGTTCTTCTGGATATGCTTTCCAGTCAAATATAGTTTTTATTTTCTTAAGCACACTAGGCTTTTCTAGTTGCTCCCACTTTTTACTTTTATTTGAATGTATATCTTTTGGCACTTTAGGTAAGGCTATGTGTAATCCTTGTATGTTGTATATCTCACCTATTTGGCCAGTGCTACTAAGAACTACAACGTCATGCTCTTTGTTGTAGCCACGCTTCCACTTCTTACCTTTATTAAGTCTACTTATAGTAGTTTTCTTAACTGGTTCTATTATTTCGTATAAACTTTGTTCGTACATTATTTAGATCTACCTTCGGCAAAGCCCTTAAAAACTTTCTCTTTCTTTTCTTCAACAATCTTACCTTCAAGCAAAGCCTGTTCTTCTTGTATACGATTAAGTATCTCAAAGGCATCGAAGATAGCGAGCTTTTTTGTAGCAGCAGCGTTCTTAAGTCTATCGGCAGTAATATCATCACCACCATCAACAATAGCTTCTTTTGCAACTTTGATAAGCTCTTCAACCGCTCTATGCCCAGCTTGGATTATAGACCTCTTCGTTTCCTTTATGTTCATATTTAGTTGTAATAAATTTATTGTAAACTCGATACATCCTTTGATTATCTATGACAAACTCGTAGTGTGAAAAAGGAGTGTAGCCTAATATTTCGTTTTTATCAAAGGAACCATCAGAATAGACAACTTTACCTACGTTAGGGTTTTCAGCTTCTAAGCTAAACTTGTCGTCGTTCTGAAGTGGTTGCAAGAAAGTAAATCCGCTCATTGAGCTCCACTTTCCTTTTTGTTTTACTAAAAATATTTGATCTTGAGAAACTATGTATAGGTTTTTAGAGAAGTAAGCTTTACTATTTTTCTCTTGCCCTTTAACGTCATACCACCTTCTAAAAACGTTGTGATGGACTATAATCTCATCACCAGGTTTTATTTTAGTATTATTTACTTTTGGGCAAGAAACAACTCTAGCAAGCCTGTTTACGTATTCGTGGTTAGAGTTTTCTGAGTTAACTATTAAGCTTTTACCCTCTACGTTTACTTCGTTGCTGTATCTATTTCCAATAGGTTCTATTAAGAATTGATATATACTCTGCATTAATACTCTAGGTTGTATTCTATGGATATAGCCATATTCTTGTTAAAGTCTTTCCAAGGTAAAACATCTTTACCTTTCTTAATAAATATAGAATATTTATCTTCCTCTTCAATAATATCGCAGATAGTATGCCCTCCGTAAACCTCTTGGCCTACAGCGTAGTGCATAGCGTCTATCTTATAATCTTTACCTATTGTTATCTTCCTTATTAAGCTTGTTGTTGTCATCTTCTTTATTATATTTAATTTCACCAGTGTTTAAGTCAATATCACTGCAATTGTATTTTTCTGTAAGCTCTCGGTAGTGGTCATCAACTCTAGCTCCAATATTCATAATCTCATGGCACAGAGCGTGCTTTCTGGATTCTATAATACCTAAGTCCCTTTGTGCTAAGTTGACAGCCTTTAAGTATTCTTTAGCTAATGTTAATTCTGCGTCTGTAACTTTGTCAGCTTTAGTGGCTAAGTCTATTACTTTTTCTGATTTTGGTGTTTTTCTTTTTGCCATTTTATTTAATTTAATTAGTTATTAATAACCGCCAGATCTTCTTCTAGCTTCTTCTTCTCTTTCTTCTATTCTTTTTCTATAATCTTCTGCTTCTCTTTCTGAAAGTTTAGCAGCTTCTTTTGTTATTCTTTCTAGAGCCTCTTTTTTAGCGGCTTCAAGGTTGGTTTTTTCTAACTCCTCTCGACGCTGCAGCTCTTTGTCACTAACTAAACCGTTAGATTCTCCAGAAGATGTAACAGGAGTTAATATAGACTGCGTGTTAGCCACATAATCTCCCACCGCTTCAACCTCTACTATATAGTTGCTTTCTGCGTTTGCTTCTTGAGACTCTTGGTAGCTTTGAGTAATATAGTTAACAGATTTTTGAAGATTTCCTTCCTGTGTTTTATCAAACTGTTCTTTTATTTGAGATTCTGTTAGCTCTATACTTTTTATCTTTTGCTCGTAAGATCTAATTATATCTTTAGAACCCTCGCTCTCTTTTATTAGTTTATCTATGTTTTCTTTAGATAACTTTATTTTCTCTAAAGCTTCTTTTAGTTCTCTTAGTTTCTTGTTAACTAAGTCGTTAGCTTTATCGTAAGTTTCTGTTGTAACCTCTATTTCTGCTATTTGCTCATCTACTGATTGAGTGGTTGTAGATGCGGTTACAGGCGTATACCTGCTTGGCATGGTAATAGGATCTTTTGAAGAGTTTATATTTCTACCATCATCTAGTTTTAAAGCTCTTTTTGATGACTTGTGATTCCAACCTGCCATGTAACCCTTACCACCATTATACTCATGCGTATGATAGCCTTTTATACCTTTTTTAAAACCCCACGACAAAGCTTCTTGTCTAGTAGAGTATAAAGGTATTTTGCTTATGTAGGTTAGTATAGGCATTTACGCTAGATCTGATAAATTCCACTTTTCTCTTATAGAATCAATCACCGCAAAACACTGGGCTTCACTTAATTCTTCATCCCACAGTGCAAACTCTCCGACTACGCCTTTCATGTCTGTTGAGCCTGCTCCACCTATATGTTTTATAGGCCAATCTGGCATTGCTAAAACATCAGGATTACTAGTGTTTGAAAATTCTAAAACTTTGTTTTGAGTGTAGCAAAATATATGTCCTGTTGTGTTTCTTCTTAGCATTAGTACCGCAGCTTGGTCGACAGGTATTGTATTTGTTAAGTTGAAAGCTTTTGTTTTGTTGTGAGTTGTCCCCATTCTAACCTGAACAGTAGTAGCTGGATCACCACCAGTTACTTTAACAAAAAACTCAGTGACAGAGTCACTTTCAGAGACAACAACGTCATTGCCGCTGTCTGTCTTTGTGAACACCAGCATTAAGGTCGCGGCTTTATTTGTAGAAGTCTGCTTAACCGCCATTTTAACAACATCGTCAGTACCATCAAACCTAATACACTGCCTGTGCATACTAGTCAAATCTGTAGTAGGAGTCCCAGCGTTAGAGTTTATAGGCACTCCACTTGATCCCTTGCTAAGCAAAGCAGTAGTAGAGTCGCTGCCAGGAAACTCTGAGCCATCAACAGGAAAAATATTGTTTCTTAGTATCTCATCAAA